AATGATTTAATCATTAGGATGAAGGGTGGAAGTTTGCCTAGCGCCCTAAGGCGCTACACAAACCTCCGAGGTAGAAGAGACGTGGGTCCGCGGATCAAATCCGTCGATTTCTCGAATCTCTACCTTATGTGGCAGTTTGGTTTTGCACCGCTGATCTCCGACATGCGCAAAGTCGTTGCTTCTATCTCTTCTTTGAAGAGCCAGATTGCAAAGGCTGCTGCTAATGCCGGAAAGCCGTATTCTGTTACGGCCAAAGCTGTTGGTACATGGTCTTTGACCGGTACCGAAGCTATGTCAGGCTACAGTCCCATAGACCCCCCTGAATCACCCAACTTGACGTGGTGGCACCCTAGGTTATTTACCCTAGGTGCTCCACTTCGTCTAGTTGGAGTTCGGGGGGTGAGAACTCAGAAATTCAATACGTCGGGCTTTCAACAGCTCGATTACTTGATGTCTAGGTTCTTGTCTCCTGGACCAACTTGGCTACTCTGGGAACGGATACCGTTCTCTTTTGTAGTTGATTGGTTCGTTGATCTATCGGGAATCTTTGACCAGCTCAATGAAACCTTAACAGGTAACACTAAGCAAGTTAGAGATATATGGAGTTCCGAATCGTGGCACGTTAAGGTGGGTGCTGTAAAGCACACCAACCAAAACTGGGTCACGAATTATGATGGAATCCAGACTGTAGCTACTACAATGAAGTACTACCACCGTGAGCCGCTCGACGCAAGCATCCAGCCTGTGTCGAGTGGGAGGTTTGGAAAAAAGCAGGCACTCCTTGCGGGTGCCCTGCTCCACCAATTGGTGGCGAACCTTAAGCGATCACGTAAGTGATCACCTAGGTCCTCGGACCTATTGTTAGTGCAAATCATATCCATATGAACAATGATCTGACCATCAACGCCATCCCGTTCGTGCTGCAATACTCGGATAAAACCGGGTCGCTGCGGCGCAACGTCAGCCGGGGGATTAATCTCCCGACTGATCTGCGCATCTCGCACACTGATGCGGTCGAGTCCTCAACTAAGTTGAAGACTCGCCGTTCCATGGTGCGGTTCGATCGGCATGTCGAGCTCTCCTCGGGCGTTATTGCCCCGGTGAGTCTCTACGTTGTGGCTGTGGTTCCGCAGGACAGCGCGGTTACTTCTGACGATACGAGCGCCTTGGCGTTCCATCTTCAGAATT